ACGACGGGCCGCTGCCTGAGCGCCGTGGCGATGGCGGTTGGTTGAGTATCTACGACGGACTGCGCATTCTCTCTATTGCAGGCATCAACCACCGAAAGGATATTAACCGCTATACGGGGCGCAACACCGTGGCCGTGGTGCCAGAGCCGAAGAACGAGTTCGACCCCAATGCGCTGAAGGTGATTGCCGAGGACGGTCACCATCTGGGCTATGTGGGGCGCGACCATCAGGAGATGGTTCGGTCGTGGAGTCATGAGCGGTGGCCTTACTACTGCGAGGCTATCATCCGCGACGCTCACAAAGATGATGGCACCACCTTCTATGTGGGCTATCTGTATATCATCAAGCAATAAAAAACCGCCGAGGGCTCTCGCAGCCGTCGGCGGTTCCATCCATAATTCAGAAAAATCAGAAAAACCTAACTTTATATGATTACGAAGTGCTTAACTTTCAACTAATCGGCACGCAGTTGGCGCTCGATGGCGTCGCGGGTGATCCACGGCCACTGCTCGGCCATCTTGCGAATGATGGCCACCTCGTCGTCGGTCAGCTCGCACTCTCCTTGGTAGAGACGCTGGCCCAGCATCACCATCTCTTTGTCGTGGTCTAACCAAAGCGGCTGGCACACGTCCTTACGTATGTCGGTCGGCTTCATGCTGCCGTCCATCTGTAGTATTTCTACTTCTTGTAAATTAATCTTTGCCATAGCTTTATAAAATTAGCGTTTTAGCCAACAGTCGGGGCCGGTGGTGGAGTAGAGGTCAAAACCTATGAGATAGGTCGCAGCTATGCCCAGACGGATGTCGATAGAATAGAGTGCGTTGATGTCGGCTGGCATCTGTGACCATTGGGGATAGGCCGCGGGCATCAGTCCGCTGTAATAGAGCGTGACGGTGGTATCGCTTTCTGGTGCCACCTCGATGTATTTCACTGCGCGCATCTGCTGGTTGTAGAGTGTGGTGGGTGTGCGATAGGCGCGGCCGTCGAAGTCGAGCGCAAAATCTCGGCGGTTCACGGTCTGCGTTGTTGTGGTGGTATTGGTGATTACCATGCGCACGCACAAGTCGCCACGAGTGGCCAATGTGTTAGTAGCGTCGCCCTGGTCGGTGCAACCGATTGCGGGCATATAGTCGCCATCGGCGGCATAGCTGATACTTACTGATTCCAGCCCTGCCACCTCGATGCCCTCTGGCTGAGCGAAGTCGCTGCTGGTATCGCGAGTTGCAAACTCTGCGTCGTTGTCGCATGCTGCCATCATCAGGCAGATTGCGAAGAATAAAAAAATCTGTTTCATAGTTCCTTGTTTTTTGATAATGATACATAATGCGCCCCGTTTATAGGTTCGGGTTTACTGCGAGCGTGCCACCCATCCATAGCTGCCCTTGAAGGCGTACATGTCGCTGCCAACGAGATAGGCACCGCTGCGGGTAAGGTCGAAACTCCAGTTGCTGTTCTTTGTTGAGCTGTTCCAGTAGTCGAGCTGCGTGAAGAGAGCGTCCCACTCCAGATAGATGGTGACGGTGGCGTTGTTGGCGATTGATACCGATGTGATGGCGCGCTTATCTTCGTCGTACATATATTGCGGGTTGGCGTCTACGTCGTCGAGCGTGATATTGAAGGCGTTGCGCTGTATGGTGCTTGTGGTGCCGCTCTTATTAGTCAGCTTTACTTGCAGCACCAGGTTGCCAGTGTCGGTTCGCATGGCCCATTTAGCCTCGCCGCCATCGGTGCAGTCGGCCAACGGTCGGAACTCACCGTCGAGTGCATAACTGATGCGAGTTTCGGCAAATGGATCGCCGGAGATACCTCCACCACTCTGTTCGGCATCATCCTTGATGTGCAGCTTCATTGGAAACTGGTTGTAGTCGCCCTGTTTGGGCAGTGGAATCAACTCGTAGCGGCCCGAACGATAGCGATACATGCAGATATAAACGTCGGCTGTGTATGAGCCGCTGCCGCTCGGTATCATGATGGCGATGGTGCTGCCGCTAATTTCACCATCGCTCAGGATGGTGTCGTCGCTCTCAAACAGATGGGTGCTAAAGTATTGACTATCCACGTAAGCCACCAGTCGCCACGTGTTCAGGTCGAGCCCCTGCGCCACGAAGTCGTAGCTTTGCAGGTTATAGACTGAATCATCGGGGTCGAGGTCGGCATATATTGTCATGGCGCGGCTGGTGGTGCCTCGGGTGTAGGTCCATCCATTGCGCGGATAGTTGATCTGGATGGGTGGCACAGCATCGTGGTAATAGCCCACGGTGTTGCCTGGTCCTTTGATAAAATCACTCTCACGATAGGGTGCAGCGGCTCCACCTGTCGGCTTCTGATAGTCCCAGTCGTTGCCGCATGCGTCCATGATTGCTGCACCTGTCAGCGCGCTGCTTGTCACCACATCTGGGATGGTGATGCCGTGGGCTACCGACTCGCGCTGCGCGTCGCTGATGCTGCCGTATTGCGCATACGGCACGGGCTTGTAGCGCGCGAACTTGTTGATGTCGGCCGACGCTTTGCAGAAGTCCTCCAGGTGGTAGAGTCCATCAGAACGACGGCCCACATGCAGAATGGGTTCGAGGTCATCCGGCATGCTTACAGGACTATATATAGTGTTACTGGTGTGTCCCATGCTTAATCAATTCTTCGAGTTCCAAAACCCTTTGTGCCACTTTCACCACGCTCACAAATGCCGCCTCGCCATAGGCCACGGTCAGGATGCCATCACCTGTTTGGCCTACCGCTTCGGGCATTACTTTCTGTACGCCTTGCGCCAGGGTGCCCACATGCACCTGATGGGCGGCGCGGCTCTTCCATGTGAATCGAACAGCGGGCAGACTGGCTATCTGCTCCACGGTCAGATCCACATCACCCAGCACGTCCTTCAGTCGTGCATCCGACTTCGACGACCAAGAGTTCTCGGCGATACCTATGTTAGCATGCACGTCGGCATATCCGCTGCCATTGTTGGCTTTAAAGTGGAATGTGCCGTCGAGCGCATAGAGCGAGTCCCAGTTGTTATTGCTGCGCTTAAACTCGATACCCTCATCCCAGCCGTCGCTGGTGTCGTTCATGAAGAGCGAGTTGATGCCGATAATATCAGAATTATTACAGTTTAGTCCGTAGCTGAAAGGTGATGCGCCGCTATACGCATTGCTGATAAGCCCCAGCTGTCCCGTCATCGTTCCACCTGTGAGTGGCAGTTTGGTGCTGTCGCGGGCTGAACCGCGCGCCAACAGATAACCCTGATAAGCCGAGAGACTATCACCTGTGGCGGTGCTGTCGAGATTGTTCTGAACCGGTCGCCACGTGTTCGTGTCGGTCAACGAATAAGCCGTGCCATTGATGGTGATGGTCAGGGTGCTGCCGCTCACGCTACCGCTCACACTGGGTATGCTTGGCTTATTACTCAGGTCGTTGTAGCTGCCGCTGGTGGCCACGGTGGCAAAACTTGGTTTGCCTGTCACTCCCGTCCACGCCACGCTGTCGGCGCTGGCGGCGTGGCCTGCTTCTTCGGCATAGCGCACGCTGCCTGATGTGCCACCGCCCTGCACGTTGCTCTGGCGGAGGGCTGGTGCAAACATCGAGTTAAACACTCGGCGGGCAATGCGTTCTATCAGTTGTTCGGTTATCTGCATAATTTGATATATCTATACAAAAAACCCGCGATTTATCGTCGCGGGTTTACTGCTGCTATGTTTCCTCGGTGAGCGGTCCGGAGCCTTTGAACGAGAAGCTGCCCTGGGCGAGGTTGCCCACGCTGCTGTTCATGTTGCATTGCTGCACGATGGCGGTGCCCGTGAGCCCTGCCGAGTCGCCTCGGCCGATGATGCGAACCGTAACCGTGCGCCCCTGCCACAGCAGGCGCTTGATGTCGGCGTGGGTGGTAACCAACCAGCCGCTGGTGAACGACCACTCCTTGCGGCCTGCGATAAAGTTGCGCCACTGCCCTGTGTCGGGGCTGGCTATCTCTATCAGTTCGCCGCCCACTTGTATCTCGTTGGCACGGCATCCAGCCACCGCCGCGCCGTCGATCAGAATCAGAATGTTGTTGCCTTTTTCCATAACTATTATGTTGTAGATGTTCTGTGTATTGTTATTTCGTAGTCATCGTTCCACGGGTCGAAGCTCACGGCTATGATGCGCCATGTGCCTGTGGCTGCGGTCGATGTGATTTTCTTCAGATAGGCCAGCGCCATGTCGGTGGCGGTGGATTGTTTCACTTGTCGCTTGTGGCGCAGTTGGCTTCTGAACAGATAGGCGTATGTGTCACGGGCCACATATCCACCTCCAAGTCGGCGGCTGTTTCCGCAAGCGGTGTGCATCAGCATGTCGATAGTGGCATCGGTGTACGATGGTGTCTCGCTCCTAACTACCTTCTTGGTATCTACTGGTATCTCGTACTTTCGCAGCGGATCGGCGAATGTTTCGAGCGTGATGCCGTAGATGATACCGCCGACGGCTGCACCGGTACCAGCAGGCGGATAGATGCTTATCTTTACAGTTCGACTCTCGTTGCTTGTTACGTCGTAGGTTTTGCAGTTGCCGTTCTCGTCGAATGTCAGCGGAATATATGTGGTTGCGCCTTCCTGCTGTGCCTCGGCCTCTGATGCCACCCAGTCGTGATTGGTGTCGTAGTATTTGCCGTTGCTGAATACTCGCATTCTCAGAGTCTTGGCAGCCTCTCCACTCTCGTGCTTGAACGATGTCTCGAATGTGGCACCTGTGATGTTATTAGGCACGTCGCTGAATGTATAGTTGAATAGTTCGATGTTGTCGGCAGAGCCCTCTCCTAATATGACTCGCATTTCAACGCCCTCCTGTGTACCGTCGCCAACAACGCGCACATGGTCGATATGTTCAAGTGTGCCGCCCTGGGTGGTGAAGAACTGCGAGTAAAACTCGTTTGTCTGCGGATTCAGTATGGCTCCATTGTATTCATATAGCGGAATCTGTACGCGCATCACGTACTTGCTTCGGCTCAGGTCCATCGGTACGTTCTCGCGATAGTCGCCGTAGTCGTAGGTCAGCTTCTCCAATGGCAGCACCAATCCCTCGCGGCTGTTCTGTCCCGATGGTGTAAACACACTCTCGAATGCCAGCGTGGTGGCACCTGTAGGCATGCCGTCGGCATCCATTGTGTCCTCCTGCAGGTCGCCCACGTCCATCTTCACGTATTGCCCCGCGTAGTCCACCTTCTGAAACACCAGCGTCTTGCCGCACTCGTGGGCTATCAGTCCGTAAAGATGGCAGAATCCTTCGAGAAAGTCTTGGTAGGTGATAGGATTGTAAGGACTTGGGTCGGTGCCGTCTGCACGTAGTCCGTAGTCGTAGTCGTTATTCCATGGGCACACCGTTCTATTGTTCACCATCAGTTGCAGCGGGGTGTTCACGTCTTCAAAGTTCAGCAGGTCGCGCGGCAGAATGATGTCTTCGTACAGACTTAGACATTCGTCGAGGTATGCGCCTATCATGCTGTCGCTGTTGCCTGTGTCGTTCCCGAATTTCCATCCGTCCATCAATGCCAGTGGGCTCATAATGGGCAGCTGGAGTACACGGGGCGCTGCCTGGTAGTTGTTCTCGAACGCCTGCGCCTGGATAAATCCGTAGAACACCAACTCGCTGTCGTAGTATATCTCCACGCTTAGCTGGGTGTTGGTTTCTGGGTAGAGTCCGGCCAATGTGCCGAATGTCTCCTCCACCACGTTGATGTACCCCGTCTTGGCTCGTAGTACGGTCAGCAGACTCTCGTCGTTATCCTCCTGTATGGTCACAGGCTGAGCCGCACCCTTCAGCGTGGTCACGGCGCTGCCTGTGTAGGTGTTGTCGTAGATGTCGATGCGGCAATCCTTCTCAGCCAGCGACTTGAATGGTATCGTGAATCGTTTTGCCATATTATCTAAAATTAGTGGTAACTATTTCGCCACGACCAGTGCGGCGACCGTTCGAGTTAATCACAAATCTGAGGTCTTCGCCCCTGACGATGGCTTCCAGTTGCATGCTTCCCATGCCAGAGCCTTGCAGCTGGGTGGCGAGCGTGCTCTGTTGCGATTTGTTGAGCACTACCTCGCCGGCATTCAGTCCTACCAGATGCGAATTGTCAACCATCGCGCCTATATTATCGCCGCTATAACTATTCCCCTTCACAATACCGCCATTGGCGTAACCTGTAGATGAGTGTATAGCAGCAATGGTGCTTATCATCGTTGCCGTTCCTGCTGTTGCTGCTGCTATCCAGTCCCAAGGGGTAACGGTACCCTTCAGCGAGCTGGCGAACGTGAGGGCGATGGTGGCGATGGCTTGGGCGATGGTGCCCATCACCTTGGCAGCAGGATCTTCAATCTGACTCATCGCGGCACCAACCGCGCTGATGGCGTTGGCTGCACTCTGCCATTCGGCGGCCACGTTCTTGCCGTCTTCGGCCAGGCTTTGGCCTTGCTGGGTCAGTTGACCGTTTTTGCCCACTTTCCATTGTTTCGAGATGTCCTGCTTGGCGTCGAACTTTGGAGTGGTGCTGGTGCTCACCTCCTGCTCTTCCTTCAGGCTGCGTAGCTTGTCCTCGGCCTCGATAATCTGTGCCATATAGCTGTCGCGTATCTCGCCACCAGCCTTGGTCCATTTCTCGCGCAGTTCGTCAACCAGTGCCATCTGCTTTTCAATGTCGGCGCTCAGGTCGGGCGCTATGCTGCCCATTGCGGCGTTGATGCCAGCGGCACCACTATCCTTCAGCATGCCGAACACGCTGGGCATGGTGTCAACGCCCTTGGCACTCGAGATGCCTGCCTTGTTGATGTCGAAGGTAATCTGTTCGGCGGTGGTGGGTTTGCGGGTGGTGGTGGTAGTGGTGCCGCCCAGCCCCTTGATGTCGGCTTTTACCTGGTTTATCTGCTTTTGCAGGTTCTTGCTCAGGTCGGTGTCACCAGCTGCGATGGCCTTCTTGCGCTGCTCTTGCAGTTCCTTCAGCTTCTTGGTGAGCGATGCCACGTTCTGCTCGGCATCGTCGGTCTTAATGTCGGCTTTGACGGGTGTGAGTAATGATCTGGCTGCCTGCTGATATTCCGCAAGCATCTTTTTCGCTGCATCTACCTCGGCTTGTATCTTTGTGGCATCAAGTGATCCATATTTCTCGGTAATGGCGTTTACCCTCTTCTGTAACGCCTCGCTACGTTCACCACGCTGCCATGCACGTATATCTTTTAACTGCTGTTCGCGTGGGTTGATGTACTTCCAGAACTGCTGCTGTTGTTGATTATAGATGCTCTGGCGGTTCTCCTCTCTTGCACTTGCAAGGTTGGATGTCATGCGTCCTACCTTACCATTGCCACCCATCTGACCATAAGCATTCATCAAACGGCCTGCCTCCGTCAGTTTGTTCAGCAGATTTGTGAGCGGGCCGCCCACGACGTCGAGGATACCAATCTTCATTGAAGTCCAGAAATTGTTGCTGGCTTCTTCGAGTGGTGCGAACTTGCGACCCAGCTCTTCCATTTTGTTTTGCAGGCTGACGTTTGCCTGCGTGGCACGGTCGGCGGCTGTCTCTACATAGTCGCCAGCCTTGGCCATCTCTTCTCGAATGATGGCGCCCACGGCTTTGGTCATGTCGCCAGTCTCGGCCATGCGATCCTTAATCTGTGCGGCGCTCAGTCCGAGGTTGTCGAGGATCATCAGCGATTTACGACCAAGACCCGTCACGATACTGTCAACCATGTAATCGACTGATTGACCTGTGTCCTTGGCCTTCTGCTGGGCAAAGGCGAGCATGGTGCCCAACTCGTCGAGTGGCAGCTTGAAGTCGTTGAACTTCACGGCTGCTTTCATTAGTTCCAGATCTGTGACGGTTCCGTGGGTGGCCTCGCGCAGTCCTTGCAGGATGTCGCCTCGGCCCAATCGTTCAAAGGCTATGCGGATGCCTTCGCCCTGCTTGGCCAACTCGATGCCCTGCTTCACGGCATCGCCCAGTTCTGTCACCAGTCCGGCACCCATGCCTGCTATCTTGGTCATCACGTTACCACCAAACACCTGGAGCATGCCGCTCAGCTTGTCACCACCAAACAGGCCACCGCCACCGCTTACACCTTTCATGCTGTCACCAAGACCTTGCATCTCAGCTTTAGCTTCTTTGATGCGCTGCTGCAACTGCGTGAGCGAACCGGCGAGAGCCTTTGCCCAATCGCTCTTCTTCTGTTCATCGCTCAGGGCTTCATACGCTTTGGCGGCCTCGTTGTATGCGCCTACGAGCTCCTTCACCCTATCCTTGGCATTGGTGGTGCTGGTGGCCATCGTGCCGAGGGCCTTAGCTGCGTCGATGTTAGACTTGGTGAACTGGTTGAACCCCTCCTTGGCTTGTGTGGCTGTCTTGCTGTACGCAGACAGGTCTTTGGCCGCCTGCTTAATCTTGGAGTCGAAGCCGGTGGTTTCAAGTTTGAACCTGGTTATTACGTCTTTTGCCATATATTACATCTGTTGAAATTCTTGTTGGAGTAGGTTTTCGATTTCCTCGGCCACACGGCTGGCGGCTGCATCCATCTGGAATGCTGACGACATACCGAACCAGTGACGGGCACGAATCGAGCCACGGGAGCCATAGCGCGTCTCACGCTCAGCAGTACCAGCATTCTGGAAGCGGAGGATGAAGCCTCGATCTGCACCCTCGTAGCTGTCAAGTTGCATGGTGCGTTGTGAGCGTTTGCGGCGGTTGCCACCACGGGCATTCTCTGGGCGTTCCTTCTTGGGCTTTACCCATTTGGTAGCTGCACCACGATGGCGGCTTGAAAGGATGTTGATCTGACCACCGAATATCTGCTTATATACCGAATTGCGGACGGCCTTGTAAGCATGGCGAGGGTCATTCTCCAGAACATCTTGTGCGTCACTGATAACGTTCTTGCGGGCTTCACCGATGGCGCGGCGTATGATAGTCTGCAACGCTCGCTTGGTGGCGGGGTTGTCGGTTTGCATTTTTCGCAGAGCCTCTTGGTACTGCTCAATGCCTATTACTGTGATTGCGTCTTGTGCCATACACCAATCGCACAAAAATAGGGTGGGGGTTTACTTTTGTGCGGAAAAAGTTTGGCGGTTCGCGGGGAAATGGTTATCTTTGCGGCCGATTACTTATTGTAACCTAAAAACTTTAAACATGAAGAAATTGATTTTTGCAGCCATCGCAGCGGCTGCTTTGATGGGCTGCGAGAGTGTGGACGAACAGCGCGCCAGCGATGGCCAGGAGCGCGAGATTACATTTGCCTGCGGTGGGTTTGGTGCAACTGGCACCACGCGCGCCCTGGAGGCTGACGGCAAAGGTATGACCGACCTGTGTGTGATGGACTACACGCAAGGTGAGATGGTGCAACAGATGCACCAGAGTGGCACGGATGCCGACTTCGGAACGCCCACGATGCGACTGCGAACGGGCGAGCATCAAATCTGCTTTGTGGCCAGCCGCGGCACGGGTGCAGCGCTCGATACCGAGGCGCACACGATAGCGTGGGCGCGACCGAGCGACACGTTCCACAAGTCGATCACCCTCGACGTGAAGCCTTCGTCGGCTGCTCAACAGCAGGTAACGCTGGAGCGTGTGGCCACTCGCTTGCGACTGACGCTGACGGATGAGGTGCCTGCCGATGCGGCATCGGTAACGATAGCACCCGAACGATGGCACACGGGGCTGGATTATCTTACGGGCGAGCCTTCGGCTGCTGTAACCAACTACACCAGCACGGTGGCGCTGCCTGAGAGTGTGCGCGGCACCACGGGCTTGCAGATGAGTATCTTCGGCCTGAGTTCGGCGACACAATGGACCACCGACGTGGCCCTTACCAGCACCAATGCCGATGGCGCGCTGATAGGGCAGGGCACAATCAAAAGCGCCCCCATGCGTCGTAATGTTATCACGAACTGCACAGGGCCGCTTTTCTCGTCGGTCACCGTTGGTGGTATAGTGCTTAATACGGAGTGGTTGCCTGAAGTAGAGGTCACTTGGTAGTGTCGGCAGCGTGCTCCAGATTGTATTCCTCCATCTGCCGGCGCAGATTGGCCACCATGCTCGGCGTTGGGGCTGGCGAATCATCGTCGCCATCGTTGGCCGTGGCTTGGCGATCCCAGTAGAATGGTAGCCATTCGGTTAGTAGTGGTGCCGTCTTGCCTTCGGGCACGCCCATGCAGTAGGCCACATGGTAGGCTATCAGTCTGGCTTGCTCCCAGCCGTCGCGCCTGCGGCGGTTATATCCGTCGATGATGGCGCGCACCTCGCGCCAGGTGAGTTCAAACCAGAATTCATGGCGCTGGATACCGATTTCGCCCACGAGCAGACGGTACAGCTCGTGGACGCTCATTAGTTTTTTGGCTTTTCGCCTTCGGTATTATCTTCGGTGGTGGCGGGGGCATCTGTGGCGTCGAGCGCACCAATCTCGAAAAACTCTGTCACCAGCTCCATGATGGTGGTGGTGGCGGCGGTTATCTGCTTCAGCGCCTTCAGGTCGCCGTCGCCAATGATGGCTTCGGCGGTCAGCTTGGTGTTCTCGTCGGCCGTGAGTGCGGCTGCCACGATGAGCGCCATGCGGTTGTGCGTGAGGTCGAGATTGGCGGTGCTGAATGGTGTCGATGTGATGCGCTCAAACCCGTCGATGGTTTTCAAAGTGAATGCCACGGGGTACTGCTGCCCGCCGATAGTGATTTCTTTCTGCTTCATAGTTTCTTTTGTTTTAAATGAAATAAATAATTATTCGCTGTAAGGCTCGAGTTCACCGGTGCCGGTGAATCGGGCGGTGTAGGTGGCTACTTCGGTATTCTGTGCGTTGATGCTGATGTCGCTCAGTATGGCGGCACCAGTCAGCTGCATGCGGTCGGCTATGGCGTCGCGGTTCTGCTCGCCTGCTGCGCCTGCGGTGTGTGTGAATCGCAACTGATACACGCGACCTATCTGCAACTGGTCGGCACTCACAGCACCTGGGCGATACTCCTCGTCGCCATCGCTCAGCACGAGTGCATCCACCTGCACGTCCCAGTTGATGCTTACGGGTTCGCGTTCCACCCAGTCGCCTGTGGTGTCCTTGGTGGTGTCTTCGGCCATTTCCACGGCCGCATGAGCCACGCAGTTGGTGCTGGCTGCTATACATGAAAGGTGTTCGGTGTCGTCGCCCACCATCACTCTGAGGTTTTCGCCTTTGATTGTTGCCATTTCTTTGCTTTTTTAATTTTAAAAACCCTGCCGCTGATATTTCGCGGCGACAGGGCTTGACAAAAAACATTTTATTTTTAAAATAAGAGAATATTTCTTTATGCGAGCGGACCCGTTCCCGAGAACTGCACCGAGATAGTGGAATTCTGTCGGTTCTGGGCGGTGATGTTGATGTCGTTGATACAGGCATCGCCGGTCTTCTTGATGGCCGAGTTCTGTCCTACGCGGTTGTTGGCGCCTGCGGTCTGGTCGAAGGTGAGTGTCACCTTGGTCTTGTTGATCATCAGCGAGAGCAGGTCCTGTGGCAGTT